CACCTATAATATTTGTTTCAGTAAATACTGCATCTTCCATAGCAATAACTGACATAATATTTATCTTTGCCATAGCTGACATTAAACCTATAACTTGGTCAAACTGTCCTTGTAATTTGTCAAAACTAAATCTTTTAGCAACTACAAACTGTGGTCCTGATTTAAGTGGGTTAGGTATAAAATCTAACATTTTCTTTGCACCAGGGTGTACAACAAATGTACCTGTTTCGTTCATATACTCTACAATTACATCTCCACCTTTGTTTGTTTCCCATCTTGGTTCATCATTACTATTTAAGTTTCTAGAACCAACAAGCATAGTGCCACCTGCTTTACGTCTGTTTTTGCTGTCATAAAAACTTTTAAGTTCGGGATACATTTTTACTAACTTAGGTGCAGGTATTCTACGTATAGTAGCTAACTCTGAAGGTGTTTGTGCTGTACCATAATATCCAGGGTAACAATCATAAGGGTCTCTAAGTTCTGCACAAGGATATGGATTACCATTGGCATCATACTTTGTAACAATAACCCATACTACAAATCCATAACCAGGTAGCCATCTACCTACTTGTGGTAGTTGCATATCTAAATGTTGTTGTTCATCATACGCATGTATAATGCGTTCTAATTTATCTCTTCTATCTTTAGCTCTAATGCTATCTTTGTTTACAGCTAAAGGTATTTCAAGATTAGGTACTCTACCTATTTTTTGTGCAAGTCTATCTAATGCAGACAAAAGTAAGTTAGGTGCAGGTAAATCAGGTCCTGCTGTATCTGCTGTACTACCTAATAGTTCTCTAATACCTGCTGAACCACCATTAAGTATACGTCTAAATTTTTCTCTATCAGGTAATGACCTATCATGTAAATCATATAGTTCTGATACTCTCTCAATAATATTATCTATTTTCATTTAACTCCAAGGTGCTTCATTCCAATCAGTTTCTGCAAAATTAGAATAGCTAGGCTCGTAATCATATTCCATGTTAGCATAAGAACTCTTGCTTAGTCGCCTTATAACTTTCATTGGAAACCAACTAGCCATAACTATGTCTGATATATATTTACTTTTGTTTTGTCCTTTTGATGCAAAATATATTAATTGCTTTTTGTATTGGTCTACTTTTATTTGTGATTCAGGATTACCATATGGCAATATAATATTTCTATCTGTAAATAAATTAGCCATAGCTGTAACACCAAATGCAGGGTCCCATTTATTTTTGTAAGTTTCATGTCCTTCTAAAATTATTCCACGTGTATTACAAAACTCTTTTATTCTTTTGTCTTGTCTAATAGCTTTTTGAAAGTTGTTTTCTTCTATAACCCAATGGTACAAATCATACAGCTCATTCCACTCTTGTATTACTCTAAGTGCTTGGTCTATACCACCACCATGTTGATTATCTATATCTACTAACTGCATACCAAATGGGTCAAAATTTACAGCCCATAATACTGCTGCTTGATATCCTGTAGCTGCCGGGTCAAGTCCTGCAACTAGATAAGAACCTTTAGGTACTCTTTGCATAATTACATTTGTTTGTTTACACTGTTCAATTGCTTCAGGGTCAAAAATTTGTAAGCCACCTGCTATAGCTTTATTAAGATATACCATCTCAAATCTAGACAAACCACCTGTAGTCATACTGTCTTGTCTTCGTGACTCTAACCATTTAAACGTTCTAAACCCTGACCACAACATACACTCATAATGTTCTTCTACATTATCTGTAGGTAACGTACAAGAACTATCATGTGCCTCTTCTACTATGTTATGCCATGCTTGGTTATCTAATAATGAACTATATAAATCTTCAGGATGCTGACGTGACCCAATTACAACAATAGCTGTATGTTCCTCTTTTCTAGAACCTAACGTAGTTGTCCACCAGTTTTTAGTATGTTCTCTAGCACTAGGTTGTACTGTAGATGAGTGGTCTTCAATGTCGTCTGCAATAATTAAATCGCAGTCTCTAGATAAAATCTTACCACCCCTACCTATACCTACCATTGTTGGAGATTTAATACCTGATACTGTACGTGTAGCTACTGTAAATCCTGTTTGTGACCAAGACTTACCTGTACGTGTTGCAGGTTTAAAACTACCGCCTGGACCACAAAAATCTTGTACTAATTTTTCATTTGTTTCTAGTTGGTCTAATACTGACGCTACAGAGTTTTTAGCAATATCTTCGTTACCACCTACCCACATAATACGTATGTTAGGATTTTTACATATTTCCCATATACAGAAGTGTATAAGTAGTTCTGTTTTGCCATGCCGTGGCGGACTTAGGATTTGTAGCTGTCCACCTGTAGCTATAGCATCTAATATATTATTTATCCAATTTTCATGAAAAGGTGCTGTCTCAAATGGTTTGCCTTTTTCTGTTAAAAAATATCTTTCTCTAAACTTAGTAAAACTTTTTAAACTAGCTTTTGCTTCTTTAGGTATTGCCCATTCTTCTTGTTCTTTAGCTCTTTGTATATCTTCTTTGTATGCTGCAAACATCCTAGATACGTGTGCAATTGTACACTTCATATCTTCTGCAACTTCTGATTGTTCTATTCTTTCTTCTGCTAAATCTTTTGCGTAGCCTAGTTCCACAAATTTTTCATACAGAGGACCACGCCTAGGACTTGTCCTGCCGGTTTGGTCCTTGGACCCTGTCATAGGTTTATTTATATCTTTTTGTTCTATTATGTATTCTTTGCCTAGTTCTTTAGCACGTTGCACTCTTTTGTCCCTGTTCCATTTACATTGTTTAGAACAATACTTTCTTTGTCCTTTAGGTAGCTGATTATTACATTCGGGGAGCTCACATACTATATTTGGCATATTTAATTTAAATACTACAACATATTGTGTTTTTATGCTAGTATATGTATTGGGAACATGTGATTCTTTATTCATAGTTACCTCCTTTCGGCAAAAGGCTACTGGCAACAGTAGCTTTTTGTTTGGAGGGTAAAAAAAATTTTTTTTTCTAACACACCTTACATCTATGAATATGGTAAAGTAATTAAACAAATATTATTCCTTTAAGTAGTTGGAACAGGTAAAGCAGAGACCGGGACTCTAAAAGCTGAGGACACGTGGGAGTGTAAACTAGAAAGGCAAACTCAGTACCCAAGACCAACAAACAAAGTTTAATCAAACTAACCACCCTATATGCCCGCTCACGCCCAAGCCGGCAAGCAAGTAAGAAGGTAGGACAGGAACTGTGGTTCAGAGTTTTTCTTATATCCAACTACTCCCTTAATTAATTCTCTTTACTGCAGTTCCTCTCGTCCCTTCTTTTTTAAAAAAAAGATAGGGATTTACCAATAATATTCTGAGATATGACGTTACACAAGAACACCTAGCCACATTAAACCCTGCCTTTTCGTGCCCGTGATATACGTGCGGTGAAAGGTTTGGCGTATTTCTACACTACGTTATCTATCCTATCTTGTCCTTGTGTGTTGTTCTATGTTGTGTCTATGTGTGCTTGTTTGTTCCCTATGCCCCCTTTGGTTGATATGTTATGTCTTGTTTTGTCTTGTGTTTGTGTTCCCTTGTGTCGTGTCCATGCAGAACCATATGCGTTAAGTTTCAACGTGTGGTGTTCTTCTTGTGCCTTCGGCATTGGTATATATTTATGTCGTAAGCGTAGCACACGTGTAAAGTTCCTTGCTAATCCCTACTAAGTCTTAACTATCTCAAAGGCAACTCACTTGACACGTATGCAATATCGACATTGTAAATAGTTATCATAAAGTTGGTAACGTGTAGAAAGGTATAAGATTATGGCTAAGGATAAAGTCGTAAAGGAAGGTAAAGGTAAGCGTAGTAGTGACTATGGTGCATTTAAATCTGCACAACAAATCGTAGGAACTAACTATTACGTTTTCTTTCTAAAATCTGCTAACGTAACTAAAGCTAATCCCGAAGGATTACGTAGATACACAGCATTTATCTTAGATAAAACAGATGAGACAGGTAGTATTAAGAAATTCACTAAGTTTCAGGCATTGGATAATGTCACTAAGTGTTTCGACTTAATCGAGTTGTTATCATCTAAGGAAGTATCACTCAACAAAAATGGAACAGTTCCACAAAGTCTTATCAATATCGTTGGTAAGTCTTCTCTAATGGAAGAGTTCCTTAGTTGAAATTATACATAGTCGTAGTGCGTATGGGGATTAATTCTCATACGTGCTACCTATCTAAGAAAGTTCATGTTCTTGCTAGAGACAAAGCAGAGGCAGAAATGTTGAGTGTGCCTATGGTTTGGGATTATCTACACGAAAGTAACTTCCTAACTAGATACCTAATTAAACATATCAAAATTCAAGACGTGTTAGTTAGCTAACTATATCGTTGGTGGTGGTGTTCCCCTTTACATCACCATCAGCAAAAAAATTTAGTCAAGATAATCGTAATCGTAAATCTATAAGTTGGTATCTTAACCATGCTCGCCCACACAATAATAATTATTTCTTTATTAATTATATTAATCTGAAAAAACACCCCTATGACTTTGAAATAGTAAGTTGGAAGAAAGCAATAGCACTTTGCTTAGCACGTAGTAGGAAGGATAAATAACATGAGTGTTAATGATATTGAAACAGGTAAGCATGTAATCATATGTGATAACTGCAAACAAGATGAGATGAAGAAGTTGTATGTGCATAGCTTTGTCAAGTCACATGTACATTACTGTATGAAGTGTTACACATGTGGTTATCAAGCGATACTTAAACTTAGTGCGAAAAGAAATCTATGAATTTCTATCGCTTTAATTTAATTAGCTGAAAAAACACTACTGTAGAAAAATTGGAGTAGCTTTGGGGTAGCCAAAAAGTTTTTTCTTTTTAGCTTTCACGATTATTCATAAGTAGGAAGGATAGTATATGGGTAAGAAGTATAGAACAAGTAGTAAGCCTAGCCGTAGTATGAGAGGTATGAACTTTGACAATCCACGTGCAGTTGAGAATGTCAATATGTTCCCGAATGCCTGTAAGTTCTGTGGTAGGAATACACGTAAGTGGGTATGTTATGAGTGCAAAGAGTATCAAGACCTTGCAGAGATGGAAGAGAAACTCTTAGAGAGTAAGGGATATCAAAAGCACAATGACAGGTATATCAACTCAGATGAGAGATTGCAAGAGTATCACTTAGGTAATGTAGAGATTGAACTAGATGATGGTAGTTGGATTGAGATACCTAAGTATGCAAACTCTATTGAGTTGCAAGAGAAACAAGAACGAAGAGAACGTATGCGTAAAGCATTTGTACTCAGGAATTTATTACAAGCAAAGGATTGTAAGCACCTAAATGGTTGCAAGTTTGTACCTTTCAGTGATGAAGAAGACAAGCAAACATGTAAGTGCTTCGGAAGTGATGAGGAACTATGAGTTGCATAGATGACCATACACAAAAGGATTATCAAGTGCATAAACCAACATGTGATTGTGCTGAACGTGGGGAAGAACGTATATGTAGTACATGTTTAGATGCACTGATTGATGACAGGTTTAGATTAGAACGTAACAACAACCATAATCATACCTACTGATACCGATACGATAGCGTGGTGCAACCTTCCACGTACCACGCTACGTATTTAGATACACTTAGTTGAGTTACTCATTGTAGCCCAATTCACACGCTCGCTGAGTGTATCTAAATGCGTACTATGAACTTATGGGATAGTGCCTCCGTACTCAACTTATGGGAAAACAGGTACGCATTATGTAGTACATACGCTTACTGCAGTAAGTAAAAAACAGTAACTCATTGAGCCAATGTATGTACTACATAAGCTATTCATAGTAAGACATTTAGTCCCTGTTTATGTACTGAACTGAATAGCTTGATACACATAAGACTTGTGTTCTAACTTGACATTGTGTCCAAATAAATTTATCAAGCACGTGTGTATCAAGGTATTCAAGACAGGAAGGAGAAAGTATGTCTATTGAGCCACTAGATGAACGTATTGATTACGATAAATCTATCTACGAATTGGTAAGTCCTGAACTTGTAGATGCAAATGTACTACATGTTGAGATAGAGTTTCCAATCACAGTAGATAAGCTAACTGCAATCAAGCAAGTGCAACAACTTGTAGAGTTAGCCGATGACAATAGCGATATTGAAATCACATCATGGTCGCCATCTCTATTTGAGAAGGGACATGAATTGTAATGGAAGAAGATTGCTTAGGTATCATACCTAATCCCATTACACACAGGCAAGTATATACACTTACACAACGCATGAGTTATTTGAAAAACAAAATGC